GGTTTCTACAATTGGTGTATTACCGACAGGTCTGTCTGATACTACAGATTATTATGTCAGGGATAAAACAGATGACACATTCAGGCTTGCTTTAACTTCAGGAGGAACTGCAATTGCATTTACGAATACAGGAAGTGGAACACATACATGGCAGTACCGGACAGGTACAGCAGTTGTATTTGACAATGCAACGCAGACAGTATCACCTCCGGTTCCTCTGGCAAATGCACCTGTATCAAATGTTGCAGTCTTGGTAACACCAGAGAGACACATTCTTGTATTGGGTGCAGGTGGTGATCACAGGTTAATTCAGTGGTGTCACCAGGAGACATTGACTGGAACTGCAAACTGGAACCCGTCACTGACAAACACTGCAGGTGACTTAACCCTGCAGACAAAAGGGAGGATCGTAGGTGGTTTTAAGACGAGATATGGAGTCCTGGTTTTCACAACATCGGATGTGTGGCGTACAAACTATCTTGGTCCTCCTTATGTTTATGGAGTTGAACGCCTCACAGAAGGCGGCGGACCTGTTGGCATGAAATGTGTGGCAGGATCAGCAGACTTTGTTGCATGGATGAGCAGGGGACGTTTCTGGTCATATACAGGTGGATACATAAAAGAACTAAGTTCAGACTGTGCAGATTATGTTTTCAGTGACATAAATCTTGATGTTGAAGGTTTGATTGCCGCAGGTCATAATCCTGAATTTGGCGAGATTATCTGGTTTTATCCGAAAGAAGGTGATTCTTTCTGTACACGATACATAACCTATTCATACAGGGAACAGCACTGGGTGACAGGTGAACTGGAACGCTCGCAGTGGGAAAGTTCAGATGCACTTGGTTATCCTGTTGCTGCAGGAGTTGACGGATACCTCTATCGTCACGAAATGGACCCGGATACAACTTCAACTCCAATCGTAAGAGAAAGCACTGTTTCTGCACCTGCAGACGTTTCTGCCCTCTCTGCGTTGCAATCAAGAGTAATTGCAAAAGGAGTTTCAACAACAAAACATCCTAATGTTGCAACAGAAAATCACATGTGTTTTGCAGAAAGTGGTGCAATTGAGATAGGTTCAGGTAACCAGATGATGACGGTAAAACAAATTTTGACTGATACTGATTCTGGAACGAATGGATTGAGGATGCAGGTGGTTACGGCAGCCACACCTGATGCAGCAGGAGGAACACAGGGACCGTTTACCCTGGAGGCAGATGGATATACTGATTGCCGATTTACAGACAGGCAGACATTCTTAAAAGTTGAATCGCCTTTTGATCAAGAGTGGAGATTTGGTGAAATTAGATTTGATGCTGTTGCGTCCGGAAAAAGATGAGAACGCAGAAGCCACTGCCAAATCCTCCAATTGATTATGATGCACAGTATATGTATGATCTTGCATCACTTGTAATTGATGAAGAACACAGTACACTGAAGATAGATCGGGATAATGTCATTACAACTGGATCAATTATTTTTAAAGATGAAACAAATAACTTATTTTACCGATTAAAAGTAGCCGGCGGGGTACTTTCAATTGTTCTAGTTGAAACAGTTGGAAACAGGCCAATTACATCAACAAATCCTTATGTATAAAGGTTAATATGCCACTAACACAAAGAGAAGCCGCAAAAATACTGCGTAAACATGCACCCCCGGGTGAATTTCCTGCATTTATAAACAAGAGGGAATCAGATTTTCTGGGTGGCGGCACGCCAACAAAATCCGGACTTAAAAGTCACTTCCTGGGAGGTGTTATGAAAAGTCTGGGGATGGGTGGTGGAGATGAACGCCAGCAAACTTCTACCAGCACATCACAACTTGATCCAATGACCCAGAAATTTAAGGGAGAAGTTTTGGATAAGACAAGGGGTGTGATGGATCAAAAATATGAAGCATACGATCCTACACAAAGATTTGAAGGCCAGTCTGCTGATACCCAGCAGTCATTCAAAGATGTTCGTGGAATGCAGGGAAGAGGACAGGATGCTTTTACTGCTGCAGGTAAAGTTGGTGCAGATGTATCTGGCTATACTCCAGAGCAGGTTGGGCAACAAGGTTTCTTGCAAGGAACACAGGTTAGTCAACTTATGTCTCCGCACACACAGAATGTTATTGGTGGAATGCAACAGTCAGCAATGGATACAATGGCCAAACAACGTGGTGCATTACAGGCGCAGCATCAGATGGCAGGTGCAGGAGTTGGTTCCCGTGGCGCACTTGAAAATGCTGCCATGATGGGACAGGTTCAGCAGGGTCTTGGCCGTCAGGTTGCAGGTGCATTGGAAGGTAGTTATGCCCAGGCAGCCGGAATGAAAGGGAAAGAAATGGAAATGGAACAAGCCAGACAGAGATACAATCAGCAAGCAGGACTTGAAGGTGGAAGACTGCAACTTGCAGGTGCAGGAATGGGAATTGGTGCAGCACAGGCAGGAAGAGGAGCCGGTTACGAGGATGTTAGTATGCTTGGCAAGAGTGGCGCAGCACAGGAAGGTTATGGACAGAGAGAGAAAGATTTTGCCTATGACCAATGGGGAGAGAAACGTGATTGGGATAAGAACCAGGCAATGTTTGGTGCAAATGTTTTGGGAGGTATGCCAACTGGTTCTACTACAACTGCAACTAGTCCACAGTATAAAAAGAAAGGAGGTCTTGGTGGTGCTTTAATGGGAGGAGCAATGGGATACCTTTCAAGTGGAGGTAACCCCTGGATGGCCGGTGCAGGTGCATTGGGCGGGTCTGGATTATTAGATAGTTAGGAGGAACATGCCATTAAAACGAAGTAGGAACATAGGTGATTTGCGTACAAGGCTAATTAAAAAACTTAGCAAACAGAAAAAGGAAGAAGGATTTGATTGGGGACAGTTAAATCCAATGGAATGGGGGTTTTTAGGAGGGGGTTATAGCGGTGATAAACCTATGTATGATACAGAAGGTGAATTTGAGGGTAAGGAAATTGCAGAAATGAATGCCGTATTAGCTGATCCTGGAAGTTCTCCACCTATACAGAAGATAGGTTCGTTGTTATCTGCAGAAGGTGAAAGTCCTTTAGACCAGGTAGGTAGGGAATACATGGATAGGAGAAAAACTAGGAGAGAAGCAGAAGAAGAATTTGCGGCAATGGAAAATCCACCAGAAGATTCTTATGGTGATAAATTAAGCTCATATTTAGGACAGGCTGGAGATTATGTTACTGGTCTGTTTTCTCCAGAAGAAAAGGAATATCGTGATGTTGATACTGAGGGTGATAATAGATACTTGAATAAACTGGCAAGGGAACGATTTGCAGAACAGAAAGCTATGTCAAAACGGTTGGATTTACCTGGAATAAGTAAAAAAATATCTGGTCAATATAGCCCAGAATTAAGTGCAGACAAATTTAAAATGATGGGGCCACAGTACGAGTCAAACGCCCTAACTGCAGCTTATCTCGCAGATGATGATGAATCTGAATTGGATAGAATTGGCAGGGAAAATATGTTGAATAAAGAACTTGGTCCGGATAAGATCGATGTGGAAAGTAGTTTCGGGGATAGATTATCACAAGGAAGGATTGGAGATGCTTTTTCTGGTTTGTTTGCATCAGATGATGAAGATGGAAAGAAAAAGAAAAAGATGAGTAAAGGAGCAATGAAGGTTGGTGCAGACTTATTAAAAAGTTATTTACAAGAACCATCAGGAAGACAGCAAAGGCAAATGCCTACCTCATCTATTACCCGTGGCAGTGTACCATTTGCAGGTTTACTGTCACAAAAACCTCAACGACAAAAAACACCGTATTTTGTTCCTAAAGGATTGGTATAATGGCCTTAAATTTAACTCCCAAAGAAGAAGCAGAAGAAAAAGAGCTTTATGCAATGCTGTATCCCACAGAAGGTATTGCAATAGATAGTGAAGGTAAAGCTAAGAATAAGAAACTGCAAGGTTTGCTGGATGCAAAGCAAGAAGAAGAGGAAGAGGAAGAAGAAACATCTTTCTCTTCACCAATAGCTATGGGGTTGCTTGGAAACATCTTTCTCTTCACCAATAGCTATGGGGTTGCTTGGGGCTGGAGCATCCATACTAAGACAATCAGGGTGGCGGGATACACCTATTACTCTGGGAGAGCAGTTGGGTTATGCAATTCCTGCAGGGATGCAAGCATACTACAACCAGACTGTTCTTGACCAGCAGGAGGATGCCCAGAATCAGACTGCCATTGCGGCTGCAGAAAAAGAACGTGAAGGTGCAGAAGATGATGAAGAAAGAAGGGCTGCGTTTAAGACTTTGATGGAAGGTAGTGATCTTAGTCCTAATATGCAGCAACTTTATATGCAGATGTATCACGACAATCCTGACAAAACGTGGGAAAAAGTTGAGACTTTTATAAGAGGTAAAAAGAAGGGAGTTACTTATATTTCAAGGGAGCAGCTTAAAGAAGATGGTAACCCTATGTGGAAGCAAGTTGTAGAAGGTGGTTACTTAATGTTAAAGAAAGATGGAACAGAAACTCCAGTTGGTCCGGATAAGCAGCCCACAGCAAAAGAAGAGATTGATCAGTTTATTCCAAGATCAAAGGTAATGAGTGACCCCAAATATTCTCACTTGGCACCAGGTATGGAAGAGGGACACTTTCTTAAAATCAGCAAAGGGTTAATAACAATGGTTGATTCAGAATTAAACCCATTGGAAAAAGATGAAAAACCAGCCGCTAAATGGAAACCATTTTCAAAAGATCATCCCTCATACTTAAAATACAGTAGTCTTGAAGGGTTTAATTCTAACATACCCTATGTAATTAATGAAGGAACTGGTGAACTTAAAAAATTACCTGAGTCTGATTTAAAACAGGACAGGATAATTGTAAGTACAAAGCCTGAAGTTATAACTGAAGGTGGATTAACATATATTGCAACAGTACAGAAATGGTATGACAATAATGATCCTGATAAAACAGTTCATACAGAAACAATAAAAATTACTTTTCCTCCTTCTGCATCGGAGGGATACAATTATACACAGATAGATGTAGATAAAGCTGGCGTAGAGGCTATTAAGAAAGGTGTTGACTCTAAACTTGTTCAGTTTATAAAGGATCGTGGCGGTCCTCTTAAAAATCAACATATATCAATTAACAAGTTAGCAGATGAATTTAAAGAAGGAGTGCCGGAAGAAGAAATTAAAAAATCTATTACCAATATTGCTGGATTAATAAAGTCCCATAAATTTTTGGAAGATAATAGTGTTGAAATTGCATTAGCATTTCCTACTCTACAAGGAAAATTAGATGCACTAGAAGTGATTTTTAACCAACTTCCTAAAACTAAAGAACTGGAGAAGAAGGCAGAAAGGGCCGATGAACTGCACCCATTAAAGAAAGAAGAAATTGAAATAAAAATAAAACAGGACAAGATTAGATTAGATCAGTTAAGTTTAGAAACACACGATTTAATGAGTGCTGAAGATTATTTAAAAACAAAAGGTGCTTTCCTGCTTCC